TCCTGCTGTTTCGCTATCACCTATATATAATTGATCGTTTTCGGTATCATAGATGACTTCGCCATTAAGTGGCGTAAAAGTTTTTCTATCAGCTGTTGGCCCACGCCTAACAAGTATACTACCGTGTTCTGGATCTGGCATCTATTAATCCTCTATTAGCGGACTGTCTGGTCCGTATGTAATGCTTGGATCGTATGATGCTGTACCTGCTAACGGTATAGTACCACCGTCAAAGTAATTTGCTGGCGTACCATTAAACGCTTGACCGTCGAGTCTCGATAGTTTTAATACATTCCCTGGATTAAATTCCCCAGCATCAATTACTGGAATATTAAAGAAGTTATTTAAATCAAATGGTGCGCCACGTCTAATCATACTACAATCCTTTGTAGTATTTATCGGACTAACTGTGTTGTTAAACTAAAGCAATTCCGCTTGTCTGTGACGTATACTGTTTACCAATCTCTGGTTCAGTCTTAGCAATACAACTTACTGCATTTGCTTTCATAACAAATTTACCATCTGGCGACACTGAGAACATAAAAGGAGCAAGTCCTAATCCTTTCTCTTGTGCAATAAGTACCATTGGCTTTTTAAGTGTGTAGTTGTTAGTATCTTCTGATTCCAGGCGTCCGAGTATCTCTTCGCCTGAACTTAATTTTAGAGACACAACGTCCCCGATTTTATAAGGTGCTTCAATTAACATTATAGTGAGTGTCCTGTCCCGTTGTAGTTAGTTTCTTCTAGGTATGTACCTAGTTTATCGTATCCGCCAATGCTTGTACCGTGTACTTTTATTTGTGGAAAGGTACGTGCTCCGGGGAACATCTCTAGTACTTCCTCACGGGTGAAGTCTGTACCAAGTTGTTTGTATGTGTATTCTAATTCTCTTTGCTCACAAAGTGCCTTTGCTCTATCGCAAAATGGACACTGTGGCTTTCCGTAAATTTCTATCATAAACCTACTACTCCATTAATTAACCAAAACGACAATAACATAAAACCAAATACAGCAATCTGTATTATTGAGGCCCAGAACACTTGTCGCATTGGATGTATTTCTGTTAATTTTTCTATCCAGCTTTCACTAGGTGATAGATTTACTACTTGTAAAACTTTCTCCGGTTTTGTAAACCACGGCACGTACATTATAAACTAAATCCTTTAAGACTGTCAGTTGACACATCTTGTTTGATACCGCCGACAATGTAAGATTCTACTTCTGTCTCTTGCGGAGCAACTTGTAAGCCTGAGCTAGATAGCCAATGCTGTGTCCACGGTAGCGGGTTAGTATTAACTGGTGCATCAAATATAGCATCTAATCCCAGCGCCTTGAGTCGACGATTAGCAATGTACTCAACATACTGATGTAACAGTTTATCATTAAGTCCAATCATTGATCCGTCTTTGAACAAGTAGTTTGCCCAATCTTTTTCTTCAGCAACACATTCACGCCATAAGTCGTATACTTCTTCTTTACACTCCTTAGCAATCTTAGCCATCTCTGGATCGTCTTTGCCATTTGCCCACAACTTCAATACGTGTGTGCTTAGTGCTAGGTGTTGTGCTTCATCACGAGCAATAAGACTAATAATCTTAGCACTACCTTCCATTAGTTTTAATTCACCAAATGCAAACGTGCAAGCAAAACTTACATAAAAACGCAAGCCTTCTAAAATATTTACAGTTTGCATAGCAAGATATAGTTTCTTCTTAACTTCGTGCATATCACCTTCACCGCGGTGATTGTATGCATCAGCTGCTTCTGTAAATGCATCATAATGTTTAGTAACACTTTGTGCTCTAGCAATAATCTTTTCGTCATCTAAAATAGTATCAAATACTTCTGACGGGTCAGCGTACACGTTCTTCATAATATGTGTGTAGCTACGTGAGTGGATTGTTTCAAAGAAGTCCCAAGTAACAATACAGCCTTCTAGTTCAGGAAGTGAAACGTGCGGCAAAAATGCTAGACACGGACCACGACCCTGGACACTGTCAAGTAGTGTTTGGTATTTTAAATTGCTGGTAAAAATGTGTTTTTGTTCTGGTCGGAAGTTTGCAAAGTCAGCACGGTCTTTTTGTAGACTCACTTCTTCTGGACGCCAAAAGTAACCAAGCATTGTTTGATTAAGTTTGTCAAACACAGGGAAACGAAAAGTATCGTAACGCTGCGTGTTTTGATCTGCTCCGAAGAACATATTTTGTTTTGTAAAATCTACTTTTTCTTTGTTGAATACGGTCTTTGCCATTCTCTTCTTCCTATGTATCTCTTCTATTTAATATAACGTACTTATCATACTATGTCAACCTTTATTTTGCTAGATATTGCAGGCTTCGCACTCTTCGTCATCCATATCCATTTCACTAGGTGCTAGTGATTCTAATGGCTTTTCATCTTCAATTTCACTTGGATCAGTTTTGTAATCGTATGTGTTTTGGTAGTAGGATGTCTTCCAACCTAGTTTGTATGTTGTTAGCAAGTCGTTCATCATCTGACTCATTGGCACTTCATTGTCAGGGAAGTGCGTAGGATTGTATGACCAGTTGCCACTAATAGCTTGGTCAAAGAACTTTTGCATAACAGCAACTACATTAATATATCCTGTGTTGTTAGGCATATCCCACAACAATGTATAGTGATTCTTTAGCGTTTGATACTGTGGTACAATCTGCTTAAGAGGCCCTTTTTTGCTCTTCTTAACGGACAAGTATCCTCTAGGTGGTTCAATTCCGTTTGTTGCGTTCGACACAACGGAACTGCTCTCTGAAGGCATTTGTGCGGACAATGTACTGTGGCGTAGACCGTGCTCCTTGATATCATTGCGTAGGCTATTCCAATCATAATTTAACTTTACCTTTACAACATCGTCAACTTCTTTTTTGTATGTATCAATAGGAAGTATGCCGTCTGAGTATTTAGTGCGGTGGAAGTATTCACATGCCCCACGCTCTTTTGCTAATTCGTTACTTGCTTTAAGCAAATAATATTGAAACGCTTCTGTAAGTTCATGTACTAGTTTCCATGCTTGTTTGTCATCATACTTAACTTTGTTTTTAGCAAGATAATGTGCAAGACCAATATAGCCTACGCCCAATGAACGTCTTGCTTTTGTACTTTTCTCTGCCGCTTTAATTGGATAGCGTTGGTAATCAATAATTTCTTCTAATGCTCTTACTGCTAGTTCACATAGTTCTTCTAAGTCGTCAAGACCTCTAATTGTTCCTACGTTAATTGCACTAAGAATACATAATGCAATTTCACCTTCTTCATCATCAATATGATTAAGTGGTTTAGTTGGCAATGTAATCTCTTGACACAAGTTACTCATGTATACTTTGTCTTTAAAAGAACTGTGTGTATTACAGTGATCAACATTCATAATATAAATGCGTCCTGTTTCTGCACGTTCTTTGATCAACGCACTAAACAAATCCATTGCTGATACTTTTGTCTTTTTAATACTTGTCTTACGTTCATAAGATTCATACAGTTCTTTAAATTTATCTGCATCGCCAAAGTATGCTTCATACAATCCTGGCACATCATGTGGCGAGAAAAGAGTAATGTCGCCACCGGCTAACAGTCTTTCATACATAGTTTTGTTAAGTTGAATTGAATAATCTAATTTACGTACACGATTGTCTTCAGTACCTTTGTTGTTCTTTAGCACAAGGATGTCATTAATCTCTTGATGCCAAAACGGGAAGTGCGTAGTAGCACTGCCGCCACGTACACCATTTTGTGTACAACAACGTACTGTTGCTTCAAATTTCTTTAGGAACGGAATAATACCTGTGTGTGCTACTTCTCCGCCTCTGATTTTTGCATTGACGCCTCTGATACGTCCCGCATTGATTCCGATACCTGCCCTTTGCGCCGTATAGCGTCCAATAGACATATCGCTGGCAAAGATGCTATCAAGGGTATCGTCAGAGTCAACAAGAACGCAACTTGCAAACTGCCTGACAGGGGTCCTGACGCCTGCCATAACTGGCGTTGGGATATTGATTTTAAATAATGAGGTCGCATCGTAGTATCTCCTTACATAATACATTCTATCTTCTTTCGGATAGTTAGCAAACAATGTTGCCGCAATCATCATATACATGAACTGAGGAGTCTCAAAAATTTCACCTGATGAACGATCCTGAACAAGATATTTGTCTGCAACCTGACGCAATCCTGCGTAGGTAAAGTTTTCATCACGTTTGTGTTTGATGTATGCATCTAATGAAGCAATTTCAGTATCAGTATACGATTCTAATATTGCAGGATCATACACACCGCGATCGATATTTTTTTGGATCATTTCTTTGAACGGAATATTTTCGTAACGACCAAAAACTTGTTTGTTAATACCATAAGATAATAAACGTGCCGCGGCATACTGATAGTTAGGTGCATCTAATGAAATTAAATCATTAGCACTTCTAATTAAAATTTCTTGTATTTCGCTAGTACTCATACCATCGTAAAATTGTAAGTTTGCATTCATTTCAATTTGACTTGCACTTATGCCTGCTAAGCCTTCACATGCTTCTTGCACTACAAAGTGGATCTTGTCAATGTTTAGTTGTTCTTTTTTACCGGTTCTTTTTACAATCATGGTACCGTTTGTCATCTGTCTATCTCCGTTCTGTTGTTTCATTATCTATTATACGTGGTATTTAGTTTAGGGGTGGCATGTGATGAATCTGTTGCGGTTCTAAGTCTTTGAGAACCTTGTCTACATGCTCATGCGTTGAATGTGTAAATCCTAGCACTCTATCTCCTACCACTAACAGATAATAATGCTTTGATTTTTTGTTGTCTATACCAATATGTATCTCAAATTTCTCCCGTGAAAAACGATCAGTTAACTGTAAAGAATAACACATTCCTAGTACACGACAAAAGTCGCAGTACATATTTTCGTTAACTAGTTCCCAAGGGGAAGGCCAAGTATCGGCGCTATACGGATCTGTTTGAATACTCACCGTAGGTATTTTATTGTAATAATCAATTACGTCTTGCAAAGGATCATCAGAGAGTTCTAATGTTTCTCTAAATGCTGACCACCCAGAGAGCCTTTGCTCATAATTTAAATCATTCATTTATTACCGTTTTGATCTTACGTGGAACTTGAAGGTTCCAGCGTCAGTTGCTGTTGCATTACTCACTTTAATTTCTACTGTATCTTTAGTTGCATCTGCATTTTCATCAACTAAGGCCGCAGAAAGTTCAAAGTTAGTAACAAGTCCTGTGGAACCAGTAAAGTTGAACTCGTCCCTCACAATTATGTTATCGTTGTCATAGTCAACACTGATATAAAGTATACCTGAACGGTGTGCTTCAAATGCAGTGCTGTGATAAACATAATCAATTTCGTAATTTGTATTTGAATCGCCTGGTAGTCTAAAGTATCTGTTTGCTACTGATTGGAATACAACTTCTAAACTTGATGTACCATTCATGTCAAACTGACAACTACCTTCGATTAATGGTGTAAACTTTTGATTTACAATATACTGTTGTTCAAATGATAGTGCTTCAAAACGTTTGAAGAAATCATTTTTACTTGAGTTACCTGTTGTATCATATTTGATAACTGAATAACTACTGTTTGCTTCAGTGCCGTTATTATTACCTACACTATTAAAAGTATTACCAATACTAGCAGTTCCTAAACCTTCTTTAACCCAAATAGCATTACGTGCCACTTCGTCAAATGTACTGTTTTGTACTTTACAGTTTTTAGGTCCAGTTTCTTGTCCTAGTTGACCTAGTGTTGTGTTCTCTCCTAGTACAATACCATAGCCTAATTCATCAAATGTACTGTTTCTAATTAACGAATCATTAATAGCAAAGTCACTGTATATACCATAAGACCAACCTTTAATAGTTAGGTTATCAAATGTATTATTGTTACTCATTACAGCGGCACTATCGCCTATTAGACTAAATGCTTTTTGTCCAGCAATTAATGCATCGCCTGAAGACCAACTACCAGTAATTTTCATATTACTAAAGTTACTATCTCTAACACTATGCATATCAAACATTACGCCTGCTACACTTTGATTAACTGTCATGTTAGATATTAAAATACTTTTGGCTTGGTTTATAAAACTGTTTGTACTTGTTGCGGCATACGAACCAGGAGTACTTTCGCCGTTAACAAATGTAAATGCTTCAGCGGCACTTGTATTTAAAATTGTACTATCTACACCTGCGCCAACAATTTTAGCATATGGCGGAACATTAATTGTTGAAGTTAATTTGTAAGTACCAGGTAACATTACTAATGTTACTCTACTAGATGGATTAGTTTTGTTTGTATTAATATAAAGTTGATCAATGGCTCTTTGAAATGCTATAGTATCATCGGTTGTTCCGTTTCCAACTATGCCAAAGTCTGCACTACTTACTTGATCATCAAAGCGTGATTGCAATGTTCTTTGTATTGGTTGTGTTGAACTTGGTCCAGTTGTTATTCCACTATCATTTCTATATGTGTACTGCCCTGCTAATGCAAAAATATTATCATGTTCTGTAAGAACTTTTGTATTACCAACAGCAGGTGCACCTTCTGAAACGCTACCGTTACCAACGTAAAATTCTTGTGTGTCGATTGCCCATCCAAGTTCACCTGAAGCAAGTTGTGGTAGATTGTCTACACCTTTTTTGCCTCGTCTAACTTGTATACGACTAATTTGTACTACTGCCATATTTGTCTCCTGTTATACATATTTATGCGAACTTCTCGTAATATGTATAGACTCTATTGTACCATTCTGTACGCCATTCGTCATATTCATGCGGCCATACATCAAATTGCTGGTATGTTTCTCCGCCTAGTATCATACCGTCATCACCGCGACTACACATAAAAATGTGTCCTTCACGTATATTTGTACCGTAAATTTCGTTGTGTGCTTCAGCATACGCTACTAATTGTAAAAAATAGTTCTGTACGTATTCTAATTTTTTAGGTTTGTTTGTTTGCTTAAAATCCATAATACATGGATTGCCTTTGTACTGACCTACTAAGTCAGTAGTGCCAGCATACATTTGTGGAATATAAAGAGCAACTTCTGATCCCCAAATTTCGTCAACATCATTTAAAGCATTGTCACGTACCTGAGTAGCCATTGCGTGTGCTTTTTTAGCAAAAGGATTGCCGCCTGGAGTAGGCCATTCGCCAAACTCAATATAGTCTTCAAGATACTTGTGCATTCTTGTTCCTACACCTGCGGCTTCTGTAGTAATTTCTCTTGCTTTAGTTTCACCTACTCGCTTGCGCCAAGCAATAAGTCCTGTCTTGTCGCTAGTGGCGTCTAAGATTGTTGTAACGCTTGCTACAGCGCCACCATCAGGAGTTTGGTATAAACGTTTGCCGTTTACTTGTTTGCGTGAAATTGGTTTGTAATCAAATTTATTTGTTATTAGAGTCATCGACTTCGTCCCAATCATGTTGCATAGAAAATGGATCACTGTAAAAAGGATCTACATTACTGAAGGGGTCGTCTTGTGCATCTACTTCAGTTACTTCTGGAACGTAATGTTTAAT